TGGTACTCTACAGATGGATTATGATCTTGCAGATAGTTTCTCAGTATTTCCAGTTACTCTCGGATTCGATTACTGGGTTCCACTTGAGGATCTTGTAGGTTCTCCAGCAATTCCAGGATATGATACAGCTGCTAATACCCGATAATTTAAAATTAAGAAAGTGATTTTTATATGGCATTTGAATTGTTTGGATTTTCATTTAATAAGAAGTCAAATGAAATAACAAGTACGGGGGAGGGCCTTTCAGGAGGCTCTCCCTCTACTTTGTCATTTGCAGCACCTGATAATTTTGACGGAACCAATGTACTAGAGACAGGCGGATTCATGAGTTCCGTCTATGACTTTGGTGGATCGTTCCTCAACGAGAACTCATTGATTCATCAATATCGTTCTATGTCTCTCTATCCTGAAGTGGATATGGCGATTGAAGATATTGTCACTGAATCGATTGTGTTTGATTCTGATGGTGTAGCGGTCAAGTTGAATTTAGATAATGTAGACTTATCTGATAATATCAAAAGTAAAGTTTATAATGAATTTGAAGATATTATGAAGATGTTGGATTTCAAGAATAAGGGATATGAGATATTCCGAAGATGGTATATTGAAAGTAAAGTATATTATCAATTAATCATAGACACTGAACAACCAGAAAAAGGTATATTGGAACTCCGTTCAATCGATCCAATTAAGATTACCAAGGTTAGAAAAATTGAAAAGGAAATGAAGAAAGTGGGATCTATGCAGGTTCCTCTCATCAAGAAAGTTGATGAGCATTATGTCTATTGCGACCTAAGCACTAGTTCTATCACTTCCACAACTGCTGCTGGTATTAAAATCAGCACTGATTCCATTGCCTATTGTAATTCTGGATACATGGATCAGACCACAAAGCGAGTTGTTGGATATCTTCATAAGGGAATTCGTCCATTAAATATGCTTCGTCAAATCGAGGATGCTGTGGTCATTTATAGAATTTCAAGAGCGCCAGAGCGAAGAATATTCTATGTCGATGTTGGAAATCTACCAAAGCAAAAAGCAGAGCAATATATCAAGGATTTGATGAATCGATATCGAAATAAATTGGTATATGATTCTGCAACTGGTGAGATTAAAGATAGCAGAAACCATATGTCCATGCTTGAAGATTTCTGGATTCCCCGCCGAGAAGGTGGAAGAGGAACCGAAATCACTACACTTCCAGGTGGGCAAAATCTTGGAGAGATGGAAGATGTCGAGTATTTACTTCGTAAATTATACAGAGCATTGAATGTTCCACTCACCCGTGCAGAAGTTCAAACAGGGTTCAATCTAGGAAGAAGTAGTGAAATTACAAGAGATGAAGTCAAGTTCTATAAGTTCATAGAAAGACTTCGAAGTAAGTTTTCATACTTATTCATGGATATACTGAAGAAACAATGCATCTTAAAGGGAATAATGACCGCTGATGATTGGAGTGTCATATATCATGATGTTCGATTTGATTACTCCAAGGATTCATATTTCACAGAACTCAAGGAAAATGAAATACTAAGAGAAAAAGTTGAAATGTTAACTACATTAGCAGCTTATAGCGGTACACTATTTTCAAATAAGTACATTCGAAAGCATATTTTGAAGCAAACGGATGAAGAAATAGCACAAATGGATAAGGAAATGGACGAGGAAAGACAGAAGCAAATGCAGCAACAAATTAGAATGCAGCAAATGGGACTTGAGCCAGAACAAAAATAATATAAATACGACTAGGAGATTAAAATGTCAAACGCAAAAAATATAATTAAAAATCTTATGGAAGATAATCTTGTTGATACAAAAAAATTAATCAAGCAAACTCTTATTCAACGAATCGGTGTTATGCTTGAATCCAAGATTGAAGAAGTGGCTCCAAGCATGATTTCTGAAAGAAAAACCTCAGATCCAACACCAGAGAGCAAAGAAAAAAAAGAAAACGAGATTCTCAAGAAAAAGAGAGCAGTCACTGACTTTGCCAAAAAAGATAAAAAAGATAGTAAACTAGATGAAGAGTATGAATTATTTGTTGACGAAATTCAAGAAATTGTAGAAGAGATTGAAGAAGAAACAGGCGAAGAACTTAGTGATGAAGAAATCAAAACTCTTGGCGAACAATATCTCAAATATATTTCAGAAGAAACCACATAACAGATAGGACTTCAGATGAGACTCATAACAGAAACCGTAGAAGACGTGCAAACAATTGTGGAATCCAATGAAGCTGGTGCTAAAAACTACTTCATAAAGGGTGTTATGATGGAAGCTGGTGTGGTTAATCGTAATAAAAGATTATATAATGAAGATGTTCTAAAGACCGAAACAAAGCGGTATATCGCAGAATATGTAAATAAAAATAGAGCACTTGGGGAGTTGAATCATCCAACTGGACCAACGGTCAATTTGGATCGGGTTTCTCATATGATTGTCAATCTCACCGAAAGTGGAAGACAAATTCATGGAAAAGCCAAAATCATAGACACCCCAATGGGTAGAATTGTAAAGAACCTGATTGATGAAGGTGCTCAACTTGGAGTTTCTTCTCGTGGCATGGGGTCTTTGAAGTCCCAAAATGGAGTAAATGTCGTTCAAAATGACTTTACTCTTGCTGCCATTGATATCGTTGCCGATCCATCTGCCCCAAATGCCTTTGTTAATGGCATCTTAGAGGGCAAGGAATGGATATGGGATAATGGTCTTTTAGTCGAAAAAGAAATTGCTAGATACGAACACGCATTAAAGAAAACATCAAAAAGAAACTTAGAAGAAAACGCAATTAGATTGTTTTCTGATTTTTTGAAAAGAATTAAATGACAACTCGACAACACACAAAATTAGTATTAAATGAATTCATAGGAACAGCACTTGCTATTGGTGCTATTGCTGGTGGATTATATGGAGCAAAAAAGCAATTAGATGCTGGTGCTGCCAAGGGAACTGGATTAAGATTTCGTGTGGGAGAGAGACTAAAAACTGGAATTGGTGAAAAATTAGCAAATAATGGACGAGAAGCGTTAATGAAGTATAGCGATAAAATGCAAACAGATGCACATAATCAGATAGCAACAGCATATGGAATGAAGTCTAGAGAGTATGCAGATGCATCTATAGAACAGAATATTAAAGCAAAAGCGCAAGAAGCTCTTAATAAGACATCTGGTCAAGATATTCACATTCACGATTTGGATAATGTTATAGCGGGACGACCTACACAGCATGGTGTTCCTACGCCTAGGTATAGTGCTATACGTCATGCTAATAAAATGACTGCATTTGAACTACAAGATACTACAAATCCAACAGCAGCAAGATTTAGAAAAGACATGAATGCACGGATATTTGCGCCACAACAGGCTCCACGAGAGAGACTGACAACACAAATTGCAAATAGTCCTCAATTTCTTAAGAACAAAGCGGTTCCATTAGAAGCAGATCGTCAACAACAAAAACGAGATCTTGCTCTCACCCGAGCAAGTATGCCGGATCCATTGGCAAGAGGAATCGCACCAAAGGAAAGATTTAAACGAATACTTAAAAGAACATTCCAAAAGTCAGTGGATGATTTACGAACAATTGTATAGATAATGTGTAATATTATTTTATTCTAAATAGAAATAGACAAAAATTGGAGAACCTTATGGCAAACGAACAATTATATTCAGACCCAAAATTATATGATGATGGCAGTGGACGAGGTGCGGTTATTAACCAATCAATCGCTTCTCCACAAAATGCAATGGCAAATCAACAAACATTACGACCAGGTGGAGCAGCATATGTTCAACTTCCTGGTGGTCCTGGAAAAGTCGTCAAAAATGCAGACGCATCAGAATCAATTGAAACTGATGATGATGATAATGAAGCATTACAAGCAAAAACTTCAGTGGACTACTTAGAGAGTCTATTCAATGGTGAAAACCTCACTGAAGAATTCATGATGAAAGCAGCTACGATATTCGAAGCAGCAATTCATGAAAAAGTAACTATTATCGAAGCAGCAATTCTTGAAGCTAGCAAAGAACTCATCGAAGAACAAGTTGAAGAACAAACTGAATTTCTAACTGAAAAACTTGATAATTATCTCAACTATGTCATCACTGAATGGATGGAAGATAATTCCGTTGCTGTCGAGAGAGGTCTTCGCACCGAAATCGCAGAACACTTTATGATTGGAATCAAAGAACTATTAGAAGAAACATTCATTGATGTTCCAGACGAGAAGTATGATGTATTAGATGAAATGGCACAGGCAAACGAAGATCTTCAGAATCAATTAAATGACCAGATTCGTAAGAATGTGGAACTCATGAATGAAAATACTGCTCGTCAATGCGCAGAATCATTCATGGAGATATCAGGTGGATTGACTGATACCGAAGTAGAAAAACTTGCAACTCTTGCTGAAGGAATTGAGTTTCAGAACGTAAATCAATATACTGAAAAAGTCAAACTTCTCAGAGAATCATATTTTACTCGATCATCTTCAAATAGAATTAATTCAAATAGAATTGCTTCTCAGCAAAATCTTGTTGAGGAAACAACTAATCCGAATTCTATGAGAGATGCAGCAAATCCAGAAATGAGCGCATTGGTTAACGCTATGACTAGATTTGGCAAAAATATCCCAAAACCACAAGTGAATGCTAAAGAAAATTCCAACGCAGGAAGACTTCTAAACATGCTTAATACCAACATCGTATCAGATCAGTATATCTGAAATATCAAAAGTAATAAATACAAAAGACCTCAAGGAGAGAAAAATGGATTTTAACGGAACTACCCCATATGACATGTTAGTTGAAAAGTGGAGCCCAGTGCTTGATCACGCTGACATGCCCGAATTGACCGATTTACACAAGAAGCGCGTCACTGCTGTTCTTCTTGAGAATCAAGTACGAGCAATGGCAGAAGAACGAGGAGCACAAAATCTCTTCGAAGCTGCACCAACCATGAATATGAATGGTAACTTTGGAGCAGCACAAGTAGGTAGCGCAGGTAACTTCGCTGGCTATGACCCAATTCTGATTAGTCTTGTTCGCCGCGCAATGCCGAACATCGTTGCATATGATATTGCTGGCGTTCAACCCATGAGCGCACCAACAGGCCTTATCTTTGCAATGCGTGCTAAGTATAATAGCATCGATGGTCCAGAAGCACAATTCGATGAAGCATATCCAAAGTTCTCTGGTGCATCAGGTGCAGCAGTAACTGGCGCAATTAATATTGGTGAAACTGGTATTCTTTCTGGACACACTCTTGGTGTTGCTCCAATTAATGAATCAGCAACTCGCACTGA